TAAAGTAGTCATATGATCCTTTATTTGAGAAATGAAGAGATATAGCAACATATATTTCATATAATCTTAATTGGTTCATTTCTTCAACAATGATAACTCTGATGCTTCATGTTTCAGTATAGTTTTAATGTCTTTAGAGAGAAGTTTAGCAGCTTGATTGGGTTCTATATTCTTCGCTGTCATTACTTCTACAACAGCATCGAAATATGAAATATCCTTCTCCCACACACAATCTTCAACAGACTGTGAAAACGACTTCTCGTTCTCTTTAATAACTATACGTTCTATGATATTACTAATTTCCACTTTTACTATACACTTTCACTAAAGGTTTAATGTTTGTTGTCATAAATGCAGGCACATGACCTTTAAATACTTTGTAATATTGTTTATATACACTATTTTGTTTCATTATATTCCTCATGGGTTGTTTTGAGTATTAATAGAAAACTTTTTAGAAGATGTTTGTTGAATAGAAGATACGTTAGCAGAAACCTGTGCCTGTTTGTATGTAGATTGTGTAGTGAGATCATAAAATCTCATTTTAGATCTATCAACTCCAAGCACAAATTTAGAAGTATTAAACACATCATCATATCTATTTTTTAATTGAATACACAGTATCTGGTTTAATTTGACAAGTTCTTCTGTTGCAACTAACCCTAAAAAGAAATCAAATGTATAAGTAGATCCCATTGATTCACTAGTACTTGTTAAGTCGAGATCTGTTGAATTTATAGCTCCTCTATTTGCTTGAGTTGCAGTCCATACAACCGTGTTAGTCTTTTGCGCTAAAGCTCTTAACTCTTCAGTTATGCTTTTAACATATGAATAGCTTGTCTCAGACCTTTTGAGTCTAGATGATGCGCATATGTTCAAGTAATCTATAAAAATAATATCAGGAACAAATTTCTCTTTCAGCTGGAACTCTTTAAGTAAATTTAAAAAATGTCCAGCATGAGCAGATCCATTAGGATATTCTACAATTTTCAATGTTCCATATTGTTTAGATCCTACTTTATTTTGAAATGTTGTTAGATATTGATGTTCTTTAAGATTTGATAGATCTTTGAGTCCTACATCTAGAATGTTTGCATCAATTCTTCTAGCAATCTTACTTTCAGACATCTCCATTGTAACATATAGGATATTATACCCTTGCTTAATATAATCTGCTGCCAAGTGGCACATTAACATTGTCTTACCTCCTCCAGTTCCTCCTAACAGAGCATTTATAGTTTTTCGCTCTACTCCTCCATCAGTGATATTATTCAGAGACTTAAGTAAGAATGGTATTTTTTCAGGTTTGTTTATATATGATAGAAATCGGCTATGAGCATCTCTTTGATAGTCGTGACCTATATTAGGTTTAAATGATACAGATAGAGCGTCTTCCAACAATTTAGGAATTGATGTTTTAGATATGTGTTTATCATCACCGTTAGATATACTGATTGCTTCTGTTAGCGCAATATATAGACTTCTATCTTGGCAAAAGGTTTCTGTTTCATCTATTAACCAGTTAACATCAACATCTTCACTATACTGTTTTATATCATCAACTACATTATGGACATTCTTATGAACATTCTCTGTAAGTGTTTGTTTATCAATATCAATTTCTAATGATACTATTGAAGGAAGACTGTCATACTTATCTAGATAATCTTTAATTCTATTAAAAATTATTTTATAAGATTCTTCTAAAAAATATTCATCTTTAATGAACGGAAGAACTTTCCTAGTATATTCATCATTTTTTTGAAGATTTGATAGTATGATAGTTTCAAACGGTAATGTCATTATATATTATACACTATATGTTAAGATGGTTCAATGCTTTGTTCAATACAAAACACAACAATTTCTCTAATAACACACCCAAGCTGTTCATTGGTGTTGAGTATTGTATCATCAGAAATCTCGTTAGGAGTTCTTAGGACTGAGTAGTTTATAGTTAAGTTAAATTCTTCATCTTTAGAAGAATCAATAACATCAAATCCTACAATCCAATTCCTAAAAGGAGAGTCATTTAAACATATAACTACACCATATTGTGTGTCAATGTTTAATTCTTGTTGTTGTTCTTTTCTAACATAGTAATAATTATTCATCATCAATAACTCCAAAGACATCCGTTGATGAATCAGATGAAGGAGTTTCGTTTTTGTTATATTTTTTAACTAGACGATATTTGTTTTCTATGAACATCTTAAATTCAGGATCTTGTAAACACACATCCAATAGAGCTCCTGTGCTCTTCTCTCTAACCTTATCAACAGATCCTTTCAATTGATACCATCCATTTGAAGGCTTCACGATATGTCCTGATTCCAAAGCAATATCTAACAGACCCGAATAATAATCAATTCCATTGTCAAATGTTACTCTTAGAGGAATCTTTGCTTTTTCTTCTACAAATCGAGATTTTTCAATATTAATTGTAAATGTAAACCCTTCTAACTCAGTGCCACTTTTTTCTTGAGCTTTAGTAATTAACCAAACAGTATTTGCAGAGTATAAAGGACCTGTTCCTCCTCCCATAATAGCTTTAGGATACAGACCAATCTCCATATACACATGGTTTATACATACCATAGGAATATTTTTTAAAGTAAGATGAGGAGTAATCATTCTAAAAACAGACTTAACTGCTTTAGCTCTACTCATATCAGCTACAGATTTTTCTTCAACAGCATCTTCAATCTCTTTCTTGGATGCCATATTACCTATAGAGTCGACAAAGAATATTACATGATCTTTATCATTAATTTCTTTAAGCTTAGCGACTATATCAAACTTAAATTGCTCAACATCTGTAACAGGGATATGAACAACTCTTGATGTGTCTACTCCCTGTAGTTGTAAATATTCGTTGGATGTTCCAAATTCAGAGTCATAAAAAATACACACAGCGTCTTTATATTTGTTAAGATATGCTGTTACCAATCTTAAACTCATTAATGTCTTATATGTTTTAGAAGGCCCTGCTATGAATGTAATTCCTGGTGTTAATCCTCCATCTACTGATCCAGATAACGCAATGTTTAGTGAAGGAATGTCAGTTTGAACCATATCCTTTTCATTAAAAAATTTAGATTCAGATAAGATGCTTGATTGTTTAATTGATCCTGTTTTACGGAGCTTCTCCATCAGTTCATTCATTATGTATCCTTGTGTTAATAATATTATAAATGATTTTTAATATTTTTTCAAGTAAAAGTTAAACCATCAGTGTTGATATTCCATCCGATGATATCTGTTATAGATTTCAAAGGCTCAATAAACGATTTATCAAACTGTGTTCTATAATCTATATACCTAACAATATCAAACTCTTGAGGAATGTCGTCAATAAACGATATAACATTAGATCGTATATGATTAGGTTCTCTTATATATATGTACTTAGTTTTAGATCCATTTGTAATCAATGGTCTATATGATAGGTTATGCTGCTTGATTAGTTTATTATAACAAGCTGCTCCTCTAACGTGCAAAGGTGTACCTTTGATATGAACATCATCTTCATTTGTGAATTTGTCAATATTAGATACTCCTCGTGGGAATGAAATATCTTCAAATGGTGATAGTTTAAAATCTTTTCTACATTGTCTTATAAAATCTTTTAAATCTTTGTTAGTTCCTTCTAAAATAATTCGAAGCGCCTTTTTTAACTCTCTTTTACAGAATCTAGGAGTAGAACTTCGGACAATTTCTATACCCATAATCTTTAACTCAGGAGTGTTATATCTAACACCTTCGTTATCTATAACATTCATGAAATATCTCTTCTTTGATTTGAAGATAGCTTTATCTGCAATAGATTCTCTTTTGAATGATATATTGTTTTGTCTATGGTTCAATTTTAACCTAAATTGTTCAAGAGCATTATCTATCTCGTGTTCAATTTTTTCGTTAACGAATTTATCTATAAAATTCGTAATCTTATTAATATCAGATTGATCTGATGGAAACATCTTATCAACTAAGGTGTCTAATCTTATATACAAAGAATCTGTATCAATATAACATACATAATCAACATCATTTGTTTTTAGAATTCTATTAAGATATTTGTTAACAGCAGATGCAGCGGTTTGAATTATAATTTGACCTGTTACAGTTACAGCTGACGCATTTTCTAGAGAATAATATTTAAAGAATCTATTACCACAAGCACCATATGCACTATTCAAAGCAATTTTAGCAGCCATTTGCTTAGTATCATACAATTTTGCCTTTTCTTTGTATTCTACATATAATTCTAACAATTCTTTTGTTGTAAGTGTACTGTAGTCTATGTTATTCAATTTCATTTTTACTCTTCAATATGGTGTGATAGATTTGATTTATTAGTTATCATTAGAGATCGTTAATAATCCCTCTCTTCTCCAATTCTTCACCAATCTTAGAACATTCTTTTTTATATGATAACATAGTCGCTTTAAATTGTTTCCTGTTGTTAAACAACATCTCCATCAAAGCAGATAAGAACGATTGTTTATCATTATTATATATTTCATTGTTACATCCTAGTCCCCAGTTGTTTTGAAGGAGAACACTATTGTCAATGTTAGATAAATCAAAATAATCTTCTTTATTATTGGTTCTGTATTTTAATTGAGAATGAGATAAAGTGCTAGCACAAATGTGCGTATCTGGTCCAATATTTAATTGTCTAATAATTGAAGGGTATAGAGAAGTAGCATCTACAGATACAACCCATTTGTATAATCCAGGAACAGGTTCTTTAACAAAAGCTCCTACATATTGATTCTCCTCAATATACTCAGCTGATACTATCTCAGGAATATTTTTTTGATGATAGAGATAGTAGAAAATTAAATACTCCCAATATCTAACTGTCCCTAGTGTATCGTTAAACATAGAAGTTTTACCAAAATAAGACATATCAACAATTAGTGTAATAAATTGTTTTTTCTTATCAAGAGAAACCACAAGTCTCACATCATGTATATTATACTCTATATATGTTTGTATATCATTTATGTATAGATCATCCAGAGATCCTTTGTATGATATTTTATTTTCTCCTAACTCTTTCTCGCAAATAAAATCTAAAGCAAATGATTCAGAATTAGATATATTATACTTCATATACAAATCCATATAATCTAATTCATTTATCCCGTATAGTTCATATATATTTTTATCTTCTGATCTACCAAATCGCTTAACATTAGATCTATTAGATGTAACAATTCCCCAAGGAGACAATCTCTTTGTTGTTTTCTCTCCTATCACTATATTCATTCTGTTTATAATATATACAATATCATACCCTCTAGTGTTCCAACCAGTTACAATATCAGGGTAATTAGACTCCCAGTATATCAAGAATGAGTTTAGCATAGAGTACTCATTATCGAACTCCATATACTCTACATCATCTCCAAAAGAGTTTACAACTTTGGATTTAGTATGAGCTGTATTAGCAAATACCATAAACTTAGATGTCTTAGAATTATGAATAGTGATAACAGTAATTGGCGAAGTAGCGTCTTCTGGAGAGACAAAGCTACCATCAGAGGCTGCCATGTTTTCAATATCAATTGTAAATACTAAAATATCTGAGATATTGTATTCAATATCGGTGTTATATTTCTCTGCAATGTACAGTTGTTGGAATTGAGATGTTCCATATACTTTAAAATTTTCAACATCTTTATACCGATTAATATAATCCTTAGCATCTTTGATTGAGTCAAAGTCTAATTGCTGTAAATTGTTACAGAAAATGTCTGTTATTCCTGTTTGAGATTCGCACGGAACCCATACCTTACCTTTATATGGAATCCTTTTCTGAACTCGTTTCCCATTTTCATATCCAACGTATAATAGATTGTCTCCCCATTGTTTAATACAGGTATGAAAGTCATTCATTAATTGTTCCTTTTACAACGTTTCTAAATACATTATCTAATACTTTGTTCCTATTGTCAAACAAATATAATACATCGTCTGCTGATTTTAATTTAGATAGCTTGTCGTTGAAATCTTCTGTGAATGGAGGATATGTTAGTTTTAAATAAAGTGCATCTAGTAAAGTGTTGTCACATATAACACCCTTCCTCAAATTATCAATCACTCTATAATAATCTTTATGTGATGATAGAGATATCATATATTTTTCTAATTGGGACGATGTGTAATTCATAAAATAATTTCTTGTGAGAGGGTTAGTGATGTATATCTCAGCAAGATTTAAATTCATACACGCTGCTATAAGATGCTTCATTTGTCTTTTAACATCGTCTGATAGTTTGGCTATTTTATAACGGTTAATATGGTTAATATATGTAGAATAATAGCTGTTAGCTAATGTATATCTATTAAAATTTAATCCTTGTTCAAAACAAGGATATAGGAAAGATGTTGAAGTTGATTTATACACATCATAATATACAAACTCTTTTTGCGCATATAATATTGATAAGAGCTCTAGAGTCGTTGGATTAGATTTTAACATAAGACTTAAAAATTTCTTTAAATCCCATCCAGTTAGTGTAAATTCTTTATCATCAGTATCTAAAAGGTCTTTCTTAAGACATCCTTTATGACACAATGTGTCGTCCCTGCTGTGTATAGAGAGATAATCATCAACAGGTCGAATATAAACAAACATCACATCATAGTCAGAATTTTGACTAGCATATCCCCAAACACGAGAAGATCTCTCTACTGCAAACAGACAATAAACATTATTTACCTCACAGTATCTGGTTACTAAATCTGCTATCTCAACTTTAACGCTGTTCATTATATTCTCTTTCAGATTTATGGACACTAGTATGAGTAACGCTCTCATCTATCTGTTTTTGCAGAACAGCACCTAACTTCTCGGTCAACTAGTGATATTATAGTATATCGATATATTATTAAAAATTTGTCATTGCTAAATCATATGTATCAGCTTGACGTATTACAGAAGGCAATCCCAGCTCATCTGATATTAAATAATCAACTACAATCCATTCAACTTTATCAAAACGTGTATGAATTGGGTAAACTGAATATCTATCATTTTCTCCAAAAAATTCTGGCGGCATTGCTGGTCTACCTGCAAGATTAGGATCATTTTTTAAAATATTCATCTCGATTCTCCAACTTGTTATAATTCAACCTATATATTAATTATATAGTGTTTTTTGGCGAAATCAACGAAAAATATACTAATTTTAAAATAAATTATACAATAAAATCAATAGGTTATATGGAGCGGGTAGCGAGATTTGAACTCGTCTACTACAGTTTGGAAGACTGTCGTGTAGCCATAAACACTTTACCCGCATAATATATGGTGCGCTTAGAGAGACTTGAACTCTCAAAACTTCTGATCCTAAGTCAGACGACTTTACCATTTGCCCACAAGCGCATTAATTAAAGTATATAGTATATACAGTATAAGATCAACTGTAATATGGTAGATGATAACTGTAATGCTCAGTTGACTCTAGTATGTAAAACTAGCGTTTTTCTTTTAAACTAATCATCCAAAACTTGGTGGACCATAGGAGAGTCGAACTCCTGACTTCTGAATGCAAATCAGATATTATCCCATTTAACTAAAAGCCCGTTGTAGACTGCTTTGGGGAGTCGTATGGAAATCGAATCCATTTAATACTGGAATCACAACCCAGTGCATATCCTCACATGCTCACGACTCACCGAAGCAGTCTATAGTATAGAGTGGCAGAGCTAGAAATATTCGAAATCTCATCTCTCAGTCCGTAGCCGAGTGCTTTATCCATTAAACTATAGCTCTAAAATTTGGTCTGGGTAGAGAGACTCGAACTCTCGATTTCCTGATCCCAAATCAGGCGGAATAGCCACTATCCTATACCCAGTTTATTCTATGGTGAATCCTATCAGTACCGAATGGTGGATCCTATCAGTACCGAGCTGATTTCTCTTGCCTTTCAAACAAGCGTGTCGCCACTATCACCAAAGACCCTTTATTCTTGGCTGAGAAGGTAGGCAACGATCCTACACTCTTCCGGTTCAAAGCCGGAGATTTTACCAATTAAACTACTCCTCAATGGTACTCCCTGAGGGTATCGCGCCCTCTTCTGTAAGTTAAAAGCCTACTGCATCACTTTAATGCTTAGGAAGCATATACTCAATAAAAAAGCGGAGATTTTGATTTCTCCGCTTGTTCTTTAAGTATATTTGATAACTATCTTTACAAATATTCCTTTTGAGGACAAGCAGGAGTTAATGCCACGGGAAGCGGACAGACTCCAAATCGTTTACCATGTTGTGATGTGCTTGTCATTAATTTAAATCTTTGTATGTTGTTTAACTATTTATATATTATATATGAAAAATTTTATAAAGGCAACTTTTAATTACACTCTAGATTTCCAAACACCTCTCCACCAAAACATAACTTTTTGAAACAATGCAAAGTTAGTAAATATAACTCTAACAGAATCAAATGTTTTAGTGAATGTTTTCTTTGTAACTGAAACTGAATATGCTGTCATTAATTTCTCCTATTAAACTGTAAACAAACCATTAGATCCGTCAAAGTCTAATGTCAATGTGTCTAAGTTAACCATTGTTGTTTGACCGAGATCAATCCAACATACTAAAGGTTTTGCTGGTGTTGATTGTGTATCGTTATATATTACAGCATATCTAAAAGGACCTATTGCTCCGCTAGCGGTTACAACTACATCAGTAGCAGTCACTTTGCATACACCAGAAGCAGTAGATACTGCTAGAGTTACTTCTGGACCTCCTGCTGAATATCCATTACCAGCAGCAATTTCTGTAATATTTGCTTTTACAGTATTAGACGCAACAGGTGCAGAATTTGTTAAAAGCACTTTAAATGTTGCTGTTCCTATAGCATGTTTGCCTTCAACAAGGTCTTTTGTGAATACGTTAAATACGTTTACTGTAGCCATTTATAATCTCCAATTGTTATTATATTATTTATACAAATCATAATTTTATATAAACTTTATTCTATTATCAAAGAAACAGCAGGGTTGAATAAAAAATTAAGTATAATATTACCCGGAGATCTTAGTATAGCACCTGCTAACCATATAGATTGACTCTCAATATACCCACTTTCAGACCTTTCAAAATCTAATTCAAATCCATCAAAATTTAAATTGACAGATTTGAGAGAGTGTACTAGACTTTGAAAGGTATTATCATATTCGTCGAATACATTTTCCCGCACAGTCCAAGTTATTAAATATTGCAGTTTTGTATAAAAATCGTTAAAGGTTTCTGATTCGTTTTTAAATTCTCTACAACAAATTTCGATTTTATTGTTAGAGTTTAAGTTCAGTTTAGGGACAAATAACCCCAATTCCATGATACAGAATGCATCGACAAGCTCTCAGGCTTATTGTGTTGTAAATCGTGAGTTATTTACACTCTCTTTAGATGTGATATCATATCTGCAAATTGATCTTCGTTTAAGATCATTGTGCCATTTTTTTCAGCTTTGAGAATTTTAACTGCAGATGCGTCTTTTCCTACAACTAAGTATGTAGTAGATTGTATAGGAAGCTTATGATATATTAATCCATAATTATTACAAATTTCAGAGACTTCGCTTCTTGTATAATCTCGTAAAGCTCCTGTAAAAGCAAAAGATGCATTTTCAATTATATATGAGGTATCTTGTATAATTGATGTATTATTTTTTTCTGTTTCGTTGAACTCTTCAAATATTTTTAATATATTATTAAAAATATCTTCTTTTAAATCTTGACTATTATTCATTCGAACACCTTTACACATATAATATATTAGATTTGAAAGTATATCAACTATGAACTGTAATATTTGATGGCAGACGCAGAAGCAATCGAAGCCTCATCTTTGGATTTGGAGTCCATTGTAATACCATTATACTATACGCCTATTAAATTTAATATTGGTACTCCATGAAGAATTCGAATCTTCAACCTCTCAGTTATCAACCGAGCGCTCTACCGTTGAGCTACAAGAGTATTACTATACAAATGGCGATCCTACTGGAAATCGAATCCAGATCACCTGATAGACAGTCAGGTATCATAACCATTAGACCATAGGACCGTAGTATATAATATTGGTGGGTTACCATCGAATTGAACGATGTTTACGTCGATTTACAGTCGAGACCAGATGCCAACCTGTACCGTAACCCATATTTTGGTGCTCCGAGGCGGACTTGAACCGCCATGGCTTTCGCCGGTAGATTTTAAGTCTACTGAGTATACCGATTTCTCCACCGGAGCATTAACTCTTTATCTTGCTATTATATTTGTTTTAATAGCGTCAGCAATCTTTTTTCTATGTTCCAGACTTTTAGGTTTATTTTTATTTCCAGATCCATTAGTATTACCTGACATTTTACGAGAATTTCTTTTACAAGCCTCTTCGTATCCGTATTTTTCAACTTGGTGCTCCCATGGATTTTTCCAATTTGGATTATCTATAGTAATGTTTTCTTTGTCAGTTCCCCAATACAGGTGTTTTGGATTACTACATTTTTCATTATTACAAGCATGACATAAAAGTATTCTTCCAGATGGAATAGTTGTGTCTAGATACTGTGATAAAACACCTTTATGGTTAGTAGAGTTTCCTCCTCTCTCACAACAAGGTTCTTCTAACTTTAAGTGTACTCTACGGTCTTCTCTCAGGAGAAGGATAAATTCGTTAATGTCTTTCATCATGTATTTATACTAAACACAAAGAAGCAGACATTAATGTGTATACCATTCCACCAAGAGAGCGTGTATAAATTGTGGAGGATGAGTGGTAGTGTCGATCTCCAAGCGTATCTCTACGCTCCACTGATTTTCAAGATCAGGTCACAGGCCGCTGTGAATACTCATCCATCATCCAAGACTTATCGATTCATCATCGAGCTTGGATTAAAATATATGGTGCTGGTTGTAGGATTTGAACCCACGACCTTCGGTTTACAATACCGCTGCACTACCAACTGTGCGAAACCAGCATAAAATTTGACCTAGGTAATTGGAATCGAACCAATTTTAAATATGTATTAAAATATATATAACACTCTTCGAATAAGTATTTTATAAATCTGTACAAATATATCACATCCATGCAACCCAGAAATTACTATTCTTTATAATATACTAATCCATTAACAAAATCAACAACGGTTGTATTGAAACAACATTCAGCTGCCTTCTTTATTTCCTCATCGAAGAGAATACTCGCCTTACCGAGATTTTATATAACAAACTTGATTAGAGCGATAGAGCTCGACCTCTATTATTGCCTGCTAGCGGGCTTTTTTACCAATATAGTGATATCATTTGATATCAATCTACTCTAAACTTTTGGCTCCTATAGGAGGATTCGAACCTCCAACAGCCTGATTAACAGTCAAGTGCTCTGCCGTTGAGCTATACAGGAACATTTCTTTTTATACGAGATAACATTGGTAAGATTTGAACTTACTACCCTCGTGCATGAGGATTCCTATGTTTACTGTACCACATTAAACTTTGATTTGAACAAAGTTATTCCTAATGTTATCTCATACAAAAAGAAATATATTTACGATGTTTATTAATCTCTTATTTTTTAATTATATATTATTTTTAATTTAAATCAAGCTTAAACATGCTTGATGCTTTCTTTTTAGATTTGTGCACACAAGTTCTGTTTTTATAGAACCGAAACAAGTATACATTTACTCGATAGTTAAAGTGGAGCGATTAAATTCAATTCATATACTTAATATATAGTAAAATTTTACAA